TTCGCTCCCTGACTTTGGATCTAACGCTTTGGCAATAGGCGCAACAATCGCACCAAGCATAGTTGCATAGGCTGGATGAATGTCAGCCACTATTGCTAGTGCAACTGTAATTCCACTAGCTGCCACAGCTCTCAAATATGACTTAATTGCTGCTTTGTGTTTTTTAGATAGTTTCATTAATTGCCTTTCAGTAGTGGGATGTCGAACTTCTTGTCATTTTGATTTGGCTTGAAAGAAATGTGAATGTGCTTATGATGCGGATTTATGCCTGTATATTTTCTAAACTTCCATAGCGATCTAGCACTAGCAATTTTACCTGCATGGATTATGTAAGATATACGCTTATCTTTTTTAGCTGCGAGTCGAAGCTGATCTGCCAAATCATAACTAATCCCTTGTTGGTCAGATAAGCCAGCGTCAATGTCGATCGCGCATACTTCTCCGTCAGGTCGTGGGTTGTGATCGGATTTTCTAGATGAATGCTTACTATCGCCGATCCAGCCATCAGCTTTCCTGCTCCTACCCACAAACGCTCCATTTATTTGTTCGCGTAGTGTTTCAGCAGCTTTAGATAGATAAGGCTTCATGAGCCAAGTATTGACCTTGATGGGAAAACGGCTTTACCTTCAACAATTACTGCATGTTCATTACGAGTAAGTATCAAATCTAAAAACTCAGATTCATCTAATTCAATTACTGACCATTGAGCCAATAAATCAATATCTGCATTTTCATCCAAATATCCAACCAATTGCAATTCATCTGTATCTGTAAAACAAACTCCATCAACTTCTAGTGGTAATGTTTTCTCACCAGTTTGTTCATTTACATAAAAATTATATTTTGCATATCTCATTTGATTTGCCTCAATCTGCTCTTTGTTTGATTTATAGCCTGTTGGTTTGGATCAATAGTTTGTTGCGTTAATCTCAAATCCCAATACTTATCCTGACCTTGCTCAATTTGACTTCTAGTGTATTCAGGGTATTGGCTTTTCAATTCAAGTAAAATTTCTAATTCTCTAAATGCACCTACACCAACCACCTTAGTTTGCTCAATGGCTAGCTCTTTTATCTGTGCTTCAATCTCATCTATTTCATCGCCAGTTTGGCGCAATCTATCTATCTCTATTTGTCTTTTCTGTAACTCTAATGAAACTTCTTTGATCGTATAATAAAGGGCTTGGATTTCAGTAATGATTTGGTAATACTGCATCTCTGGTGTTGGATGTGCATTAACGACAAAATTTTCTAATTGAAATCTTGATCGTGGTTGATGAACTTCAGCAAAAGTTGCAACAATTTCAGGTGTAAAGTATTTAGTAATATCAGGTAATAAACTCATAAAATACCTGAATTGGTCATTCCAGCAAGTTCAAATCTAGCTGTGCTCAAAGTTGCAGACAATGTGGTTTTTGTTTCAGCAGGAAAAGCTAATTTATCAATACGAGATAATGCCGCTGAACCACTATAACCACCACCAAAATAGCCAGCAACACCTGAATCTGAAAGACCTGCAAGATAACCACTATTACCAGTTAATGTTGCTCCAAGAGTAGATTTTGTATCTGATGGGAAGGCTATTTTGTCAATTCTGGAAACACCCGCTCCGCCACCAAAATAACCTGCAACACCAGAGTTTGCAACCCCAGCAGGCCATTGAACAGCGCTTGTTAATGTTGCTGCAAGAGTGGATTTAGTATCAGCAGAAAAAGTTATTTTATCAATTCCTGAAATGTTTCCACCACTATCCGCACCACCACCAAAATAACCAGCAGTTCCAGAATTAGCCATTCCGCTAAGATATGAACGAGCAGTACTTAAGGTTGCGCCAAGTGTAGATTTTGTATCCGCAGCAAAAGTGATTTTATCAATTTCATTAAGCCTAGTACTTCCAGAATCTCTACCGCCACCAAAATAACCAGCTGTTCCAGAGTTGGCCATAGCACCTAATAATCTTTTTGACTGACTTAGAGTTGCACTTAAAGTAGATTTAGTGTCTAATGGAAAAGTTATTTTATCAATGCCAGAAATAGCACCTGAATCAGTTCCACCACCAAAATAACCTGCAACACCTGAATTAGCCATGCCAGCCAAACCATTTCTTGCAGTTGACAAGGTTGCAGAAAGTGTAGATTTTGTATCAGAAGGAAAAGTAATCTTATCAATTCCAGCTAATGCTCCGCCAGAATCCTCACCACCACCGAAATAACCAGCTTTAACTACACCCTTCATCGCACTAGCAATAATGCCTAGTATGTTCATTAAGATATATCTCCTACGACATACCAAGTATCGGTTGCAACTTTAATGCAAGATGCTGCTGAGAATTGTGCTCTTAATTTAGGAGCAATAGCTGAAGCGCCAGTTGATGAAATAGTGGTAGTGCCTGAAGTTACTGCCTTAATAGTTGTTTGACCTGCACCAATTTGAATAACATTAATTACTGTGCCAACTGGGTAAGCGACATTAGCATTTGTCGGAATTTGAAAGTCATTAGCACTAGCAACAGACATTGTTACTAATTTGTAAGCATCTGCTAAAACAGTTGTATAAGTAGCGGTTTGAGCATTTAAGGTAACTGCAATTCCACTAACCCATGCAGGCGCAGTTGCGCCAGAATTAACAGCTAATACTTGACCAGCAGTTCCAATTGCAACTCTAGCCTTTGCAGTTGATGTTGTATAGTAATCAATATCGCCGGCAGTAGTTCCGGGATTTAATGCTTTAACAGTTGTATCTGCGGATGATCCAAGTGTGCGAATTGCTGCTGCACCATCTTTGACCAGCGCGGTATCGTCTGGAGTGCTCCAGCTGTAATTAGTAGTGGTTGCCATATTGTCCTATTCTCAGGATACGATTGTAGCGTATTCCCATGTCAGAGTTGGGCTTAAAGTGTTCCAACGCTCGGTAATTGGTGTGGTATTCCAACGCATCGCCACTTGGCTAAACTCAACAGGCGAAACATTGATTGTCAAAAATAGTTCATTAAATCTTGTGCTCCATGACCAGCCCTCAACATAACCCTCAAACTCGCCATTGGATATTTGAGTTGGCAGGTTTTTGATATTGACTGGCATTCCCATAAATACACCCAGCAAATCATCACGATCAGCGTTGTCGATTTCAGGGTTAGTTATTGGAAAGGTTATGGATTGAAATGATGGTCTTGGATAAGCTCTTTGGGCAATATAGCGATCAGCAATTGCTTGGGCATCGACAGCTCCATGAATCCTAGAATTGATCGTTTCGGCTTTGTAGCCATATAGGGCAATTGAAGCGGCATCACTAGCTGTTTTTTGTGATCCATAATTGTTGCCATAATTGATATAAATATCATTGCGAACATCTGCTGATCTCATAATTGTAGATAAGCCAGCGCCTAACGCATGGCGAGCATCTAGTTCAACATAACCATTTATTAAAAGATAATTTTGCCTATGGTCTGCATCTGCATAACCTATGTTTCCGGCATTGTCCTCATAAATATAACCAAAAGCTGAGGTAGCAATATCTGAAACAATGTTGTAAATCGTGTCGGTTGTAGTTGGTTGGTGTTGCATTGTGTAAAGTCCAGGTTGATCTATTTCGCCTAATCCTAAATTAACTGCATTTGCCCAAGTTTCTGTTGCATTATAAGTTGCCCATTGTGTAGCTGCTGGCACATCATTCCAAGTTCCAAGTAATACGCTTGATAAAATGTCATGGATTTGGTTGCCATCCTCGTCTTGCGGAATGTTGTCATCCCAAATTTCTTTGGTTAATTTAGCAAGTGAACCCATCGCCAATAATGTGTATTCAACAACTGTGGCTGCTGCACCTGTTTGTAAAACTCCAACTGTAACATCCGTTAAATCTCCACCAAATAATGAAACATAAGATCCGGTTGAGTCTTTAACTTGCAAATCAAAAGAGTCGTTAATGTCAAATGGAAGTGTTTGGTTATTTAATGCAACCAGCGTAACTTGCATATAAGAAGGAAGTGCCTGTTGGTAGATGTCTGATCGACCTGCTTGGTGTTGGACATCTGAAATGGTTATATCAGTATAATCAACTCCACCGACAGTTAGTTTCCAGTCTGGTGTAAATGCTGACACTATCTATCCCTTAGAGCAGTTACCGACCTAGCTGCTTGGCTGTTTAGGGTCGTTGCAATATCCCTTGCAGTTCGCTCAGGATCTATTGCACCTGTTACATAAATGTTTGTTGTATTGCCACCTGCTTGACCAAATGGAGTGCCACCTAAAACGACTGGCTCGGCTGTTAATCTGCTTGCTTGCTTTTCTAATACAGCAAACTCAGCTGTTAGTTTGTCAAATTGCTGTGCTGCTGCTTTTTGGCTTATTCCGTTGGTTGCTACTTGGAATGTTAAATCTGTAAAAGCATCGTTAATAGTTTCTAATCTTTTAACTAAATCTAGAGCACTCTTAGCGCCTATTACTCCAGTTGCTCCTGATGGACCAGTTGCACCGGTAGAACTTGTTGCTCCAACAGGACCAAATCCACCAGCTGCAACTGCACCAGCAACCGCACCTGCTACGCCTTGACCCAAACTGCTTAATTGACTAAATCCTGTGCCAGTTGCTCCTGCTGTGCCACCACCACTACTACCAAACCCGCCAACCTCTGGGATACTAACTCCCGGAATTCTATTTACTCCTCTAATAATAAAGTTAATTGAATCGATGGCTTTATTGACTATGCCACTAATTACACCTAATACATTTGAGATTACATTAATAACGACTGCTGCAATATCACCAACAACATTTAATGCTGCTCCAATAGTAGTACCAATAATAGGAGCAAGAGATTTAACTACGTTAAAGAATGATTGAAATTCATCTATGTTTTCTCGGATAGCACCTTTAATATCATTAAACGCATTTATCGCACCATCTATAATTGGCAATAAGAATAATTTAACTCCATCAATAAATTCAAACACGCCTTCACCTAAGCCACCTGCTTTACTACTAAAAGCATCGGCTACGCGTTGAATAACTGGCAATACATTGTTAGTAAAAATTTGAGTTAATTTTAATACGATAGGAAGTAATGCTTCACCTATCTCTGTACGGATATTTGCTAATTGAGCATTAAGAATTCTTTGTGAGTTAGCCAAGCCATCGGATGTTCGTTGGAAATCGCCTTGAGCAGCAGATGTTTGTTGATAAATTAACTCTTGAGCTGCTAGGACTTTTTGCTGTGGTGTTAGGGCTTCCTTTGTAGTTCGGATTATGCCCAAAGAGAGCGCAGCTTGTCTTAGGCTGGCATCATCTAATAAGACACCATATCTACGCAACGGCTCGGTTTCGCCTCTTAAAGCGGCTCCTATGGCCTGTATTGCATCCTCTGGGGATGTGTTATTAAAAGATGCTAGATCAGATGCTAATGTGGTGAAATCAGTTGAAAACTTAACCAGATCATCTCCGGCTAAACCAGCAGATTTTCCAAAGATAGCAAATGTAGAAGCAGCATCTAAAGCCTGTTGTTTAGTTTGACCAAGTGATTGAGCTGCCTGTTCGGCAAATGCTTCGATCTTTGCTGAACTATCGCCAAATAAAACACCAACTTTTGAAACGGACTCTGATAAATCAGATGCAGCTTTGACTCCATCAACTGCGATCTTGATTGCAAATGCACCAACGGCAGCAGTCGCAGCAGCTAAAGCAAGTCCGGCTTTCTTGCCAAACTCTCCTAACTTATCGCCAAAACTCTGAGTCTTTTTTTCTCCATCATTCATTCCTGCAATGAAGTTTTTGGTTTCCGCTAGGATCTCAAGTTTTAAGGTACGAAAATCTTTAGCCATTAGTTACCCCAAACCTTGACAACATCATTCATTTCATTAGTCCAACGCTCTGTTAGTTCAGGCTGAATGTCGCGAAGTGTCGGATAGATAAACCAACCTCTTGACCCGCCTCCATAGCGACCTGACCAGTTTGGAAACTGCTTAAATCTAGTTGATCCAAATTCAAGTCCTCGCCATAACATTTGAGTTGTTGCTCCACCACTAAAACGCTGACCTGCAAATCCGTACGATAAACGACCAGTCTTTGATGTTTTTGATATTGTGGCACCATCCACAACTCTCTTAGTGGCTGTTCCTGCTTTTTCGCGTCTAGCGCCCGCTGCTGCAATTTCATTTTTTGCGAAAGTAGCCAAATCATAAGAAACAATTTTAGCCTTCTCGGTTGCATCTTCGCCCATGAGAGTAAAAGCTTTGGCAAGTTGGCGCAGCTCTTTTTTGGAGAATGCACTAAGTTCAACTTCGGCCATTCCTTTTCTCCAATATCTCTAAAGCTGTCAATATGTCGTCTGCGTCAGTCCATTCGCTCATTGGTATTTGAGTGGCGATTGCCAACTCAACCAATAATCTACTTACGCTTCCTGCTGTGTGGCTTTTGGGGAAACATCACCGACTATTACATCTGTAACTGTTTCACTCCATACATCAAATGCTTTGACTGGTTTACCAGCTGCTTCGCGTTTGTGTGCATGGTAAGCAAGAAACATAAGATCACTTATGCCCATTTTTTCCTGAGCCTGTGCGATTGTATGTCCGGTCTGCTTTTCCCATTTTTGCCACTCAGGCGGTTGGGCTACATAAGTTGCTTGCTCGCCTGAGTTGTATTCAATTGTGATTGGTAGTTTCATTAGTTGCTCCCGTTTCTATTTTTTAACTAAATGACTCTGTTGGCACTCCAATAACTTGGAATGTTAAAGATACAGTCTGTGCATCATTTCCTGCTCCACCTGCGGATGGCCATGATGGTAACACTTGGAATGTAAATTGTGCGCCGGATGCAGCTGTAAATACTGTGCTGATTCCTGTGTTTGGTGCTGACTCTGTTACGCCCCATAGAATCTCACATAGAGATCCTGCTGCGCCCCAGTCTGCCAACATTTCAACAGCGAGTGTGAAATCGTTATCGATAACTTTGTAGGCTTTGCCATCTAAAGTTTCGTATGTTTGGCGATTTGTTTCGCCAGTTAGAATTGCGCTTGTTGCTTGAGCATCGAAAGTGTTACCACCGATTGTGAAGGTAACATCTCTGCCCGTGATTACTGTGGTAGGCACTTTGACTCCTTAGATTGTTTGTGTGTAATAGGTTGAAACATTGATGTCAGAAATCAACATTGTTGATGCTCCAACATTTTGGACTGTTGGTCTTTCGACCTCTCCGACAATATATCCATTTGGAATTACTGTCAGAATGCTCATTATCAATTGCTCGATATTATCGAGTGATGCGGGATTGCTGTTATATGCAACAACAGCAGAAATAGTTAAATTGATCTTTACTCTTACTTGACTTTTGCCAATTGTTTCAATTTCAAGATATGGTGAATCCGGTACAAAAACCACGCATGGAGGCATCGGACTCTCTGGTACGTGATTGTAGACATTTGCTGAAACGCTTGCTAAAGCTGTGGCAAGTGGTTGTCTAACGGATGCAAGGATTGTTGATACTGGCATTATTGACAAATACCTTCAGTATCGACATATGGCCCTAATATACCTACGACCCTACTATAAAGCGATCTCCCGATCCTGTATGGCGTACTGCTAAAATCGACACCCTCGATCTGTCCACCAGCTGCAATTCTTGATTGGAATACTTCTACCGATACAGCAAATATCGCTGATCTAACTGATTGATTTCCAACATAAGTAGATGCTCCAGATAAGGTAGCAACTCCGCTTGGAATTACATTTGCTTCAACTACATCTGCATTTGTGATTGCTGCACTAAAAGTTGTGTCTGTTAAATTATCATCTAATACTGTGCGAGTTCCATTGTAAGGACTCAAGCATCCAGTAATGACTACTGATTGACCTTCAGTAAATTCATGTACGCCAACAGTTGTAAATGTGGCGATGTTATCCTGTAAAACTGTTTTTTGAATTGAACTCTTAAATGTAACTAACATTGGCAAAATAGTGTTTTCGCTAGTGTCTATTATGCCATCTAGATATGTGTCATTATAGAGAGCGGAAGATACTCCAAGCACGGCTCTTAACTCGGTGGCCGAAATAATGCTAGGCATGAAATACCTTCCTCTCTACTCTCCCTTAAA